AGTGTAACAACGCCGGCACCGGCCAGAATCTTATTTACTGTTTTACCTGTTTTTAGTTTAAATGCCATTCTCCATTCTAAGAATAGAGAATGACTTAATAAGTATTCTTATTTTAAATAGACATGGTCATTGGCAAGATTACGAGTTATTTAGCTCTTGGTCTTGTGGGTGCCTTTCTTATCAATGCTTTAGTCCGTCCGCAATCAGCACTGGGTACAGGTGCAGCGTTAACAGAAACGGGTACCGGAATAGCCTCAATAGGTGCGGGAATAGGGGAATCGTTAAGGTCTATAGGTTCTGGTTCAGCCAAACTGTTAGACCCCTTATTCTCGTTAAGAGATTTAGTTTATTCTTCAGATGTTGCAGGTTCAGCAAATGTTAGCCCAACTGCTCAGGTTCAGGGTGAAACTAACAATGGTAAATTAACACCTTCAGCATCAACAGTCACCTGGTCATCAGGAACCACTAGATCTTTGCCTAGTCTAAGTCCGGCAGCAAGGTCATTCTATCGTTCTCGAGGAGTTAGCGTAACATGAAAAAAGGAAGTGCTGAAGCTAAAGCATGGGGCCGTAAGATGAAACGACTTAGAGGAGGTAAATCTACCAGGAAAGGGGGCGTGAGGAAAACTGCTCGCAGAGCGTATAAAGGGTTGAAAAAACGCACTAGACGCTCAAGATGTATTACTAAATGCGTAACTAAAAGATATAAGAAAAAATCTGATAATTGGTCGTTTTAAACCCATACATATTTCTCACCTTTACACTTAGGGCAATCAATAGTTGTGTTATAGATAGGGTCCAGCTTGTTAGAACCTGTCTGTAAATCTACAGTTCTTACTATTCCGTGAGGTATTCCTGTTTCAGTATCTGCACAACAATCACAAGCTTTGTACTCCTTCAGTTTGAGCTCCAGGTTGGGCCGGCTTATTATTGGTGTTGGCAGATTTGATTTTTTCATAAATTCGTTCAACTATAGCTGGGTCTTTCTTAACTGCTTCTTCAACCTGTGGAACCAGGAAAGATGCAGCCTTTTGATATTTCTTTGGTATTAATTGCATGATAACCTCGCCTAGACCGGAATCTTTCATGTCTGTATCAGTTACTGTATTCCCATTTTTCAATCTGTTTACTGCACCGTTTAATCTTTTTAATTCAAGTGCGTGTTCAGCATCGCCTTCTTTTTTACGGTCTGCTAAATATTTAATATCATTTTCAAAGTCTTTAATCCTTTGTCGAGAGTGTTTGTTAGTAACTGACCTACTCCGAGCGACGAACATACAAGAAATACCAGCAGATATACTCGCCACCAGGATAAGTGCTGATGATAAAAGCTCTTCCATACCATAATTATAAAGAAATTACTTAGTTCTAAGTGTTTTCTCCTTGATTCTACTTGTTTTTACCCCCCTTTACCTAGTTTTAGTTGACAAAAACGCCTAACTAACCTAATGATTATTTGAATTTGTCATTAAAGTCTAGTGGAAGAATCAGCGCAGTACGCTCCTAGGGGATATGGGATTGGGAAGGGGTGAATTAATTGGGGATTGGTTGTATATATTTTCAGCCAAAACAAATAATATATATTATAGTACCACTTAGCATTATTATGTCAATATTTGACCCAAACGCTGTAACCAAACCAGAACGAGAACGAAGATTAAAGTCTGCACAAAAAGAAACTAAAGTAGCCAAAACTATTTCCATCCCTATTAGTTCTTGGGCCTTACTTGACCAGGTTCGAAACAAACTAGGAAAGAAAAACGCCAATGAAACTATAATGTATTGTATTAAAGAAATAGCAATTGAGGAGGGTTTAGAATCTTGAATGGACTAGTATCTCAAAATGTATGGACTAGTGCTGAAGAACTATCCCTCTTTCTACCATATCTGACAGAATCTACTAAAGAGAAGATATTATCAGAATTAAAAAGACGGGTTAGGATTTTAGAATCTTGACTACTGAAATTATTCCTAGAGAAAAATGTAGAGTTTGTAAAATCTATTTGGCTAAAAACTGTCTTAATGATATTTGTTTAGAATGTTCTAAAAAACTAGCTATGGTTCTAAGAATCAAAGGTTATGTAAGCTGGCGTAATGTTCAAGGTAATCCAGACTATTGACAACAAAACAAAAAAAATGTATTAACTGTACCCATATTTCAGATGTTCATAATCCAAGTATTCCAAACTGGAAATGTAGATATGTTCATTTTATTGAAGGTGTTGGTGCTAGTGTTTGTAAATGCTCATTTTACTTTCTTGTTATAAAAAATAGAAAGAACTAATCTAAAAAATTTCAGAATAACAATCTGAAATTTAATCCATATTTTTGAAATCAAGAAGAACCTAAAACCACTAATTGGGTGCCAGCATTATAATCAGTTTGGTTGCCTGAATCATTAGCCAAATCTATTCTTGTTATTTGGTTGGCTGTATTAATCCAACACCCCCCACCTTGCCACATGCGAGGCGCGCTATCACCTGTTGCTTGTTTTTCTGTGGTTGTAAAATATACATTTTTTTCTTGACTTGCATGATTTATAATATTCATAGTACACATAGACCAGCCCGTGCCAGGCGTACCTGAAGGCGATTGATACATAATTGAATTTAAACTATTTTGGGCTACTGCTGCACCAAAATTCAAACTATGCGTTTCGGTATATTCTGCACTTGCTGCACCTGAATTGTTAAACGTTACCGCTTGATTTCCAGTTATGTTAAGTTGACCAAAAATATATACTGCTAAAACATCATGCGCTGCAAACGTTCCCGTTGAGACCGTGCCCGTTCCGACTAATGTATTATCATACAATGTAGTCCAGGGCGAAGAGACTGCTGCTGGTGTAACCCAACTAGGCGCAGTGCTGGCTGCTGCTGCTGTTAAAGTTTCCCCTGCTGGGACTGCAGGATAAACTAATTGTTGTAGTGCTGTTCCATCAGAATAAAAAACTTCTCCGGCTGCAGATTGTGATTGTGTAATGTTGGAAAAATTTAATGGCCCGCCATCTTGGCTAACACGCCCATCATGAGTATGTGGCAAAAGAACATTAGAACCTCCGCCAGAGAATCCCATTGGTTAACCCCTCGTTGTTCTAAATCTTTCTTCTTCAGTAGTTACATAAATTGGTGAAACCTGAGCTAGAATGTCAGTGGTTCCGGCTGCACCGGCTACTATCTGAATACTTACAATACTTTGATTGTTTATGTTTTGGTCTGCTCCGGCTGATAATTGAATGGCAGGCTGCCCATTAATTGAAAAACTGCATCGGTTAAGTGCATCCTGATTTTTAATTGCTGCTGAAATTGCATAAGCTCGATATTGTGTTGGGTAATGAACTGTCTGGGTTGTACCGGCTGGAATAACATCAGCAACCATTGTACTTTCTGCGGTTGTGTCAGACGGTTTAACGTTTACGTGATATCCTTGAATTACTTGTGGCATTATCTAAAATAGATTAGCGTATTTAATTAGGAAAGAATAGTTCGCTGCTACTCCGGCATTCTGAACAGAGTTGTATGCCACCTGTTTTCCTCCAGCTGCGCCACCGACTTCAATCGGAACTGGCCCTGGAATTACCCTTCCGGCTGAGTTTGGGTCTGAGGCTGCTGAGAAAAATGCAACACCTGATTCTAAACCGTTAATCAATAATCTGTTTTGGTAAAAATCACCTACGAGTGGAATTGGATTTGAAACTTCGTCGAGAATTACATTGCTTCGGTTCAACTGGGTGATTGTTAGTCCGGTAATATCGTCAGTTGATAGTCCAAAAACGTTAAGACCTACCACTGCTGAAGTTGTCGTGTAACTTCTCATTAACGGTACAGCCATTTTAGAGACTCTCCGTTAGTGTATTATCTAAAGCTGTTGATGTTGTACGGCCACCAGCAAACATTGTTGCTGCTGCACCTACTACTGATTCTACGCCACCAACTGAATAAGCAGCGATACCTTCTACGGCTTTGCCCATTGTTGAGTTCATGAATCCAGGTGCTACCATATTGCCTACTAGACCTAATAGTGTAACAACGCCGGCACCGGCCAGAATCTTATTTACTGTTTTACCTGTTTTTAGTTTAAATGCCATTCTCCATTCTAAGAATAGAGAATGACTTAATAAGTATTCTTATTTTAAATAGACATGGTCATTGGCAAGATTACGA